ATGGCGCGACAGTCTCGTGCGGATAAACGACCAGAGGAGGTCCGGTACCTGCTGAACAGCAAGGGCCTGACCTATGCTGATGTCGACCGGATGTTCGGGCTGACCGATGGTACAGCCCGCACCACCGTCCGCCATCCTCATATCCAGGGTGAACTGGCGATTGCCGAAGCCCTTAGCCTGTCCCCCCGTCAATTATGGCCCAGTCGGTACAATACCCACACGGGAGAGCGCCTACAGCCTCAACCCGCTGAAAACTATAAGGCACGTCCCCGTCTGCGTCACTGTCAAAAAAGAGAGGCAGCATGAACAACGATCCTAAACCTGACGCCCGCGAAGAACGTACCTCGCACGGAAGCTACCGCCCCAGCTTCCTGCTTTACTGGACCGGCAGGTTGATCCGCCCGTTAATAGCCGAGGCGATGCGACAACATAACTATGCCGCCAATCAAGTAATGAGGCGGATGATGAGCAGCCCGATCAACCCGCAGAACATCAATGCGCCTGCAGCTACCACTCCCCAACCATCTCACGGGCAACACGAATGATCTCGTCTTCGCTGATGCGTAGTGTTTCCCCTGATGTCGGGGGTATCTGCGCCAAAATATCCTCTTTGCTTAACAACCCTTTGGCCACCATAGCTTTCGCGGCGGCGAGTGCCATCACTATCCAGGGCCGCTCCGGATCTATCGATTCAGACATTTCAGTTTCCTTCCTCGGTTGTGTTGTGACTCCGAGTGTAAGGGAAAGCGGTCGGGCTGTCATTGCTCCCATCCCAGATGACGCCCGGCCGCTGACTTCCTGGCCGGTGACATGTCGTGCGGGAGGTGTGGCATGAAGAAGCCGCTGCTGCTGAATATAGCGCTGGATAGCATCGATATCGGCAAGCGGCTGCGGCCCGCTGATGAAGGGGCGGTTGAAGCCCTGTCAGTGGATATCGCTGTGCGGGGGCTGCGCGTGCCGATCGAGATATCGGAAGGTCGAAAGGGTGGCTATGTGCTGGTCAGCGGGCTGCACCGACTGACTGCCTGTAGGCGACTGGGGTGGACAGAGATATTGGCTTTCACGGTTGAGGGTAACAAGCTGGAGCTGCGTCGTGACGAGCTGCTGGAGAACCTGACCCGTAGCGAACTCTCAAAGCTGGAGCGGTGCCAGTTCCTGACCGAATTGAAGCGGGTGCATCTGGAGATGTATCCAGAAGCGGCGCATGGCGGCGACCGGCGCAGTACGGATTTTCAAGAGCTACACAATAGCTCTTGGTCCGCCGCTGCGATTAGCCGAACAGGTTGGGCAAAGGCCACCCTGAAAAAAGCGGTCTCCATCGGGGAGCGCCTGGCTCCAGAAATTGCCGATACCCTGCGCGGTACGGCGCTGGAAGACAATCTGTCAGAATTGGAGGCCTTGTCGAAATACGGCGTCTCGATCCAGCGCTCTATCGCCAACCTGATCGCCGATGGCGGGTCGCGTTCGGTCGCGGGTGCCGTGCGCATCCTGAGTGGCAGCGCTGAGGGGCCGAATGATGCGGAGGAGAAGGCAGCGGAGAAAACGCTGGCCCGGATGCTGGACCTTTGGGAGCGGCTGGGCACACGGGACCGCGACCGGTTTCTAACGCGGATAGGCGCGAGTGCGACCAACTCTGATGTTGGTGAGGAGTAGCCATGGCAGCGCGCCGGGATGATCAAACTCTGAGCCTGTTAGATTGGGAGTCGCCCGCCGTGGTGCAGCGCTTTGCCCCGGAAAGGGTTCGAGCGGTCAGTCTGGCAGCGCGTATCGCTCATGGTGTCAGCGAGACATTGAGGGATTGCGAGCTATCTCGCGAGGAGATTGTGGCCGAGATGGGTGCGTTTCTGGGTGTGGATGTCAGCATCAACATGCTGAACGCCTATGCCAGTGAGGCACGCGAGGATCATCAAATCAGCCTGTTGCGGCTGGTCGCCCTGGTCAACGTCACGCGCGACGCGCGGCTGCTGCAACTGATAGCCGAGGAGATCGGTTATTTCGTGGCTGAAGACCGGTATCTGCCCTGGGTTGAGGTTGGAATGGATGCCGACAAGCGGGAGCAAGCCCGTGAACTGGCCGCAAAGACCGAACGCGATTTTGATGCGACGCTGCGCCTGGCGCGCCGGGGGGCACTGCGATGACGGCGATATCAGAGTGGATCGACGGGCAACTCGTGATGGTCGAATGGTTCAATGCCAAAGCCCTCGCTGATATAGAACTTCGTTGTCTGCCACATTCTAAGATGGGGGTTCATAATCTAGCACAGCGCGAGAAATGGCGGTCTCGCCGCGACCGGATGGGGCGGGCGCTGGCACGGCGAAAACAGGGGCGCGGTGGCGGGTGGGAATATCACTATACCTTGCTGCCTGCCGAGGCGCAGGAGGATCTGACTCGGCGTTTTGCCAAGGAGCGTATGGTAACGGTTGGCCCAACACCGGGTCCTCAGGCCGGGGTGGTCCGCCCCGCATCGCGCACGACGCTGTGGGAGGATTACGAGCGCGCCAGCGAGAAACAGCGAGAGACTGCGGAGTGGCGGCTGGCCGTGCTGGACGAGGTTGAGGGGCTGTATCGCGGTGGAATGACAAAGAATGTTGCTGTCGGATCAGTCGCCCGGCGGTGGAAGCAAGAGGGCGCGAAAATCAGCGCCCGCACGATCTGGACATGGTTTGAGCTGGTCGCGGGGTTGGAGCGGTCGGACTGGCTACCGGCCCTGGCCCCACGCTATGTCGGACGGCAGGTGACAGCCGAGTGCGACCCGCGTGCATGGGATTGGTACCGGGGGCATTATTTGACGCGGTCGCAGCCGACACATGCCGATACCTATGACCGGCTGAAGGCGCTGGCGTCGGCAGAGGGTTGGGTTATCCCATCTGCTGCTACACTACGCCGCCGGGTCAATAGCGAGGTTGAGAATTACGAACGCAAGCTGAGGCGCGAAGGGCCGCAGGCGGCGGCAACGGTGCTGCCCAAACAGGACCGGGACGCGCTGGTCTTCGGGGCCGGTGAGGCAGTCAACGGTGATGGGCTGAAATTCGACCGGCTGTGGGTCCGGTTCCCGGATGGTGAAATCCTAAACACCGCGACAGGGTGGTTCTATCAGGATCTGCGTACTCGACGGATCCTCGCCTGGCGGCTGGACAAGACCGAGAACACCGACCTGTTCCGGCTGGCGACCTATGACCTAACCGGAGTCTGCGCGCCGGATCATCTGTATGTCGATAACACCACGGTCGCCGCGAACAAGCTGATGACGGCGGGCACGGAAGGCCGCAGGCGTTTCAAGTCCGATCCAGAGGATGGTCAGGGTCTGTTGTTGATGCTGGGAATCGAGGTGCATTTCACGAATCCAGACAAGGAGACGGGCAATCCCGGTGCGAAGCCGATAGAGCGGGCCTTTGGAATCGGCGGGCTGCACGAGATGGTTGCCACCAACCCGAGTTTTGTCGGGCGCGGATTCAGCAAGAAGACGGCGATCACCGTGGAGGAACTGCGTGCGGTCATCAGCCATGAGGTCGCCCGCCATAATGCCAAGACGAAACGCCGCAACCAGGCCTGTGGCGGAATACTGAGTTTTGATCAGGCCTGGGAAGCCGCCATCACCGAACAAGCTCCACGCGTGCTGTCCGAGCGGCAGCGCCGGTTGCTCTTGCTGTCTCGTGAGGTCGTTCGGGCCAATTCCCGCGACGGTCACCTAGCGCTGAAGGCGGGGATGGGTCCGCATGGGCGCAACCGGTATTGGTCGGCGCAACTGCCGGATTACGCCGGAAAGAAGCTGGCCGTCCATTACGACCCGGAGAACTTGCATGCTGACGTCCATGTCTATGGCCTGGACGGGCGCTATCTGTTCGCCGCCGAGTGCCTGCCCAGCACCGGGTTTAACAACACAGCAGACGGCCGTGAATGGGGCAAATTCAAGAGTCGCGCGATCAAGGCCGGAAAGGCCAAGGCCGCTGCTGAGGAGCGGATGGGTGTCCTGGCCAGGGCGTCAATGTATTCGGACGCCACTGGGGCACCTGGTGCGACTGGCATTGAACCTCCCGGCACACCCGATCCGGTTGTGGTTAAGGGTCATTTCCAGCGTCTGGCCGACCCTGAGCGCGATGCCGAACATGAGGTGCTGCGTGCCGATGAAGGGGAATCGATGGTCGTCAACTTCGTCAAGGGGATGTCGAAAATCGCAGCGGGTGAATAACCCGCAAAAGCGAGGGCGTGCCGACCGACATCGGACACGCCCTCTTCAACCGGGCCTGATGGCCCCAACCGCAGGAGTTGTTTCTACATGAACGATATCGCGATTACCACCGAAACCGACATTGACGGCATTCGCCGCCAATTAAATGAGATCAAGGCCCGCGAGGGCCTGACCTGGACTGATATTGAGCGCGCCAGCGGCGTCAAGGCCGGGACGATCAGTGTCTTCAGTACCGGGAAATACGCGGGTGACAACGAGCGGATCGCAGTAATGGTCTCCCGCTGGCTGGCGGCACGCACAGCTGCGGCGGCGGTGAATGCAACCCTGCCGCCGGTGCCAGGTTATCGTCCGACGCCGAGCGCTAGCGAGATTCTGGCGCTGCTGCGTTATGCCCATGTCGCGCAGGACCTCTGCGTCGTTGTTGGTGTGCCGGGAATTGGCAAGACGAGCGCGATCGACCATTACGCCGCGACCACGCCCAACGTGTTTCGCCTAACGCTGGAGCCGAGTTGCAAGAGCGTGTTTGCGATGTTGATTCTGCTGACGGAAGTGATGCGGATCACCGAAAAGAATCCGGCACTGTTGAGCCAGAGGATTGGCGCGTTCCTGCAGGCGAAGGAAGGGCTGATCATCATTGACGAGGCGCAGCATGCCGGCATGGACATGCTGGAGCAGCTGCGCGCCTTCAGCGATACGGCGGGTGCTGGGGTCGTGCTGGCGGGCAACCACTCCATCCTAAAGAAGATCGCTGGTGGGTCCGGGCGCGGACAGTACGCCCAGCTGGCCAGCCGTGTCGGCATGCGCCTTGTGCTGAACAAGGCGCGCAAGGGTGATGTGGACTCGATCGCGGATGCCTGGAGCATCACCGATGCGGCAGAGCGAACCTTCATTGCCAAGATCGCAGCGAAGCCTGGCGCGCTGCGCAGCGTCACCAAGATGATGCGGATCGCGACGGTGACGGCCGATGGCGCGGGTGAGACGCGGTGTCTGGGCCATTTGCGACAGGCCTGGCAGCAACTGGCAGGCACTGAGGGAGATCGGGTATGACCATAGAACTCCGTACCCTGGCCCATCGCCAACGGGCAATCCTGCAGAGCTTGGACAAACAGTTTCTGGCGGGAGAATTGACTCAGGAATATTTCGTCCACGCCATGCGGCGGTTGGCCGGCATCGCCGATACAATGGCGCTGCTAGCGGATGGCGGACAGAACACTGATGGGCAAACCGACAGCGGGCCGGACAATGTCGTGCCGCTGCGCCCTGCGCCCGACCAGTGCAAATCTGAACAGCCTGAAATCGGTGATCCGGGCTTTCGGGCATATAGCGATAATTTGCGGCTCGATACTCTGCGTCGGCACCCAAAGAACCCACCAAAACCAAATGGCGGAGGAGATGCGGCATGACGATCTTAGCGCCAATCAAATTGATCAAAGAAACCGTTGCCGAAAAATACGAGGTCACAGTTTCGGATATTGAAAGTCTCCGTCGCGATACCGCAGTGATTATCCCACGTCACGCGGTGATCTATCTGTCGCGCTCCCTGACATCGGCCTCTTTACCGATGATCGGTCGAGAAATTGGCAATCGGGATCATACAACAATCATGTCTGCTTTGACCTCATTCGAAGCCCGGTTGGCAAAAGATCCCATTCTGCAGGCTGACATCCAAAACCTTCGAGATGTCCTCGCTCCACAGATCCTGGATATCGTTCATATACAGCGGGCGTCGCGCTTGGTTTTGAACCGTCTCAAAGGAACAGAGGACGTTCTCAGGGAGCGCGTGGATAGGGCTTTTGCCATCATTACAGTCGCCGCAGACGAACAACCCTTCACAGTTCTGGAAGAGCTTGAGGGCGTCGCAGTTCGCCTCGGCAAGCCTGAAAATCGCGCGGAGGCAGCGGAATGAGGGCCTTACTGAAATCTGCGCACCGCCTGCCTGGCGTTTGGGCGATCTGCCAGCAAATCCGCTGGTTTCGCACCCTGTTATCTCAACCCAAGAGGAGTGTTCTTAAATGACTGACAATACAGCAACCCGCCCGCCTAAAGACTTTGTCCTGGATGGCAAGGGCCGCTACGTGCCGCGCAGCATGGTCAAACCGCATGAAGCGCTGGAGGATCAGACGGTTCGCGAGATTCTGCGTCATGCCGAGGATCTGAATGCCCAGATCGCGCGGTTTAAAGGCCACACCAATGACGATGTTGCCACCTTCGTGGATATCTTGGCCGAGAAGTACGGCGCGAAGAAAGGCGGTGCCAAGGGCAACATGACCCTGACCAGCTATGACAACTGCCTGAAGGTCGTTGTCCAGGTCGCCGATTTTTTGACCTTCGGCCCGGAATTGCAGGTCGCGAAAGCGTTGTTTGATGAGTGCATATCAGAATGGTCGGAGGGGGCCAATGACAAGGTCCGCGCGCTTGTCGACCATGCCTTCCAGGTCGACAAGCAGGGCCAGATCAATCGCGCCAGCCTGTTTGGGTTGCGCCGTCTCGACATCGACGACGACAACTGGCGTCGCGCAATCGACGCCCTGAATGACTCGATCCGGATCATGGGTTCCAAGCAATACATCCGCTTTTACAAGCGGCCTCAGCCAGGTGCCAAGTGGGAGGCAGTCACAATCGATCTGGCCTCTGCCGAGATATCGGCTCCCGTCTCTGCCGATGAGGAGGCCGCGTGATGTCGAAAGGCAAAGGCAAGGGCGGGTCTCCGAAGGTGTTCGCTGTGGTCGGTATCGGAGGCACGGGCGCGAGTGTCATCGCGCGCAGCGTGAAGGCCGCACGGCAGGTCGCAAAAGCGGTGGGATTCGAGATCGACCGAGGTCTCGGGCCCCGCGCGGTCCTGGCTACCGAGATCGATCCTCGCACCGCAACGGATGCGCTGAACCATCCATCCCGGAAGAGCGGCTGACCGATGCGCGACGCCGATACCCTCCTCAAAGACCTGGCGCTGCATGCGGCGACCCTGGCAGCGAATCCGCTGCATCAGGGCGCGCGGCAAGCTGTCTGGAGGGATATCGCTGACTGGCGCGCCTATGAGCGTGAAAAGTGGCAAGCGGGCACGATGTCCCGGCTGGCCCATGCTGTGGATGCTGCGGAATCCGAAGCGCGATCACAACCCGGCCATCGCGCCGATCTGGAGGGCTGAAGGATGGACACAGAATATAGCGGTACTCGCCCACTGGATGACGACGCTTACCGTCAAGCTAACGCTGAGATCGCGGCAATTGCGCGCGACTTCGTAGCCAGCTACCGAGATTACCGCGCCATCCTGCAGGAATCGGGTCGCAACAGCGGCAGGACCTTCGTAGCAAAAGAACGCCTGGAGGCATATTTCAAGAAACTCTCAGTTGCTGTGGATACCCATCCATATGAACAACATCTCGCCGAGATCACTGAGAAGCACCTTGATCAATATGACCCAAAGCGAATCCACGCTGGAAGGATGGGTCGGAGATGAAACTCAAGGACTGGTATTGGGGCGATCTGAAGCCGCTGCATTATGGCCTGATCCATGCGGATCCCGCCTTTGATCAAGAGACGTATTCGGACTCCGGAAAAGGGCGATCGCCGAAATACGACACGATGAGTAAAGCAGAGATCATGGCGATGCCTGTCATGGATCTGGCTGCACCGGACTGCCTTTTGGCAATGTGGACGACGAACCCACACTTGCAGCAAGCGTTCGAAATTCTGGATGCTTGGGGGTTTACCTATTCGACGGTCGGATTCGTTTGGGTCAAAACCTATGACCTGTTCGGAACACAACGCCACCGCCTGGATCTACTGTCGCAGGCCTTGGCGGCGCAGGACTATGACGCGCTGACCGATGCGATCTGTCCAATCGGCATGGGCTATTGGACACGCCAGAATCCCGAACTCTGCCTCTTGGCCAAACATAATGCGCCGCTGCGCCTGGCCAAGGATGTCCGGACCACGATCATCGCGCCCGTGCGCGAGCACAGCCGCAAGCCCGACCAGGTCATGGCGCGGCTGGAGCGTCTGGTGGCGGGCCCATACGTCGAGTTGAACAGCCGTACAACGCGCCCTGGCTGGGATTGTTGGGGCAATGAGATTGGCTTCTTTGATGAGGAGGAAATCGGCAAATGAGCATATCTGAAGGTGTGCCAGGCCGTCGCCTGCTGCTGATCAAGATCTTCGCTGAGTTTGGATATGCAGATCCTGTGCAAATGGCAAAGGATGCGGATGCTTGGGTTTGGTCGGATCAGCCGCATGATGATTTGACAATGGGCGACATAACAGAGGGCTCTTGGCCGGTGTCTGAGGACAAGAAGGAGGCCTCGCCGTCTCATCCTGCAACCCACCCACTGCCTGCCACAGATTTTCCTATATCGCTGACCCGTGGCCGATTGGAATCCGCCGTCATTGCAAGGCCGATTAAAGAGGATGCGCCCAGCGCGCCAGCATCTTGGGGTAAAGTTCAGGCGAGCATCCTTTTCGTCCTGCAGGGTGCCAAACAGCCGATGACTTCCAAAGATTTGCGTGCGGCCCTACCTCAATTTGGAAATCAATCGATTTTTAATGCTTTGAGAAACGCCACGATAGCTGGACGTATTATCCGCGAAAAGTGGGAAGGTCACGCAGGATTCCGGTATCGCGCACCGCATACCTCAGACGCGCCAACTGTACCTGTACCCATCGTAACGGCCCCGCAGACTGATCCTGTTGATTCTGCCCTCCCTGAAAATGGATATGTGGAGACCAGCCAAGCGCCAACTGACCCATCTACAAAGCCCGTCCACGAATGGACATCTGAAACGCGCGCCGAAGCGCTGCGCCTGGTTGACGAGGGTTACAGCAACAAAGAAGTCGCGAAGGAAATGTCGCAAAGGCTGCAGGAGGAGGTTTCTGTATTTAAGGTCGCGGCCATCCTTCCAAAACAGAAGGCGAAAGAGTCCACCATCCATCGCAACTGTTTGAAATGCCAAAGGGCATTCACGACGGATTCCAAGTATATCCGGATGTGCGAAGGCTGCCGCAAATCCGCCAATGATGCGGGGATGCTGTGATGACCCCGCTCAGCAAGCCCTCAACAGCCTCTAAGGACCGTGTAAACGCCCAGCGCAAGGGTCTTTATGGCAAGATCAAGATTGCCTGTAAGCAGCTGGGTATTGCCGATGAGGATTATCGCGCCCTTCTGGCGACGCGCTATGCCGGCAAGACGTCTTCGACCAAGCTGTCTCTGGCCGAGTTGGAGGATCTGATCGGGTATTTCAAAGCCCAGGGCTGGACGCCGACGAAAAGCCGTGCCCCGACCCGCGCGGGATCCCGCAAGCTGGCCGATGGTGTTGAGGCGGCGAAGGCGCGCGCGTTGTGGATCTCTCTTTACCATCTCGGTGTCGTGCGCAACCCGGCTGAAGCCGCCCTGGCTGATTTTGTCAAACGGCAGACTGGCGTTCGCGCGCTGGAATGGGTCCGCGATTGGGAACCGGTGATTGAGGCCCTGAAGAAAATGGCTGAGCGTGAGGCCGATGTCGACTGGTCTGGTTATCAGGTGTTCATCGACGGAATGTGGCAAGTCGACTATCGGCCGCGCCAGCGGGTGATAGAGGCGCAGTGGCGGATACTGGTCAATGCCGGTACGGCTGAAAAGGGCCAGGTCGCCGTCGACATTGCGCATATGCTTGGCATCCAGCCGCATCAGTTGGAATTCTTGTTGTGTGCCGACCACCAACTCGACCAGGTCATTGAAGAATTGGGCCCCAGGGTCCGTGCCGCGCGGAGGGTCGCGTCATGACCGACCGGGAGCGGATCCTCGCGCGCAACAGCATTCATCGTCACCTGGTCGAGCGGCTGGTCCAGCGCAAGGTCGCCGTTGACTACACGGTGTTGCACGCCCTGGAGCAGCGCCTGGAGGCGATGACACCGACCTTTGTTCAGCCCGGCCAGACCCGCTATCGCCTGAACGTCCACCTGTCCGAAGCACAGCGCTATCGCGTGGTCTATGACACGCAATACCAGTGCCTGCTGACCATCTGGGCCCGCCGCCCCCGCGCCAGGAGAGCCGCATGACATTGCCAACATTCGATACCGGCCTGGAGTCGATTCCAAACGAGGCGCTGCAGACGCTGGGCATGCTGATCGCGAAGCATGAGCGCCTGGTCAAAGCCAACAAGTTTAGCGAGGCACTCAATGTCGAAGACGAGATTGATATCCTCGCCAAGGAATATGGCCTGAAGGTCACCTTGAATCTCGAACCAATCCAGCGCCGCTGGAAGTATGGGGAGGAGTCGCTATGACAACAGATGATTTAAAGGCCAAGATTCGGAAGTTGCTGGATCGAACGGTTGATCGCGGCTGCACAGAGGCCGAAGCAGAGGCCGCGATGGATGCGGCCGCCCGGTTGATGCGCGAACATGGGTTAACCAGGGATGATCTGGTTATGACGATGGAACGGTGTCGCCGCCCGGTCACCAAAGGAAGCTCCCCGCGTGATTGGGTTCTGATGGCAATTGCGAAGGGGCTGGGCTGTTCGGTATTGCGGATCATTGGGAGCGATGCGCACGCGCAGTTTTACGGGGCTGAGCCTGCACCCCAAATCGCCGCCTATATCGCTGATCGATGTTTAATCGCTTTGGAAACCGAGCCGCGCCAGTTTCGGCAAACGACCTATTACAAACGCAAGAGAACGGCCCGCGCTAAGACGGCAGCGGGGCGATCCTTCATCGAAGGGATGTGTATCGGACTGGCAAACAAGATATCAGATCGATTCGATGCAGATAGTCAGGTCGCCGCCTGTCAGCGTGCGGAGCAATGGATGCGCAACCAGGAAGGTGAGGCGAGCGAAGCGAAATCTTATAAGGCAAGTCAGGATCGTCAGACCCGCTTTCACGGATCTGCCGCAGCGACCCGCACGGATCTGTCAGAAGGTGTCGGCGGAAGCCGCCCGACGCTTCGGCTTGGGAGGGATGGCTGATGCCGATCCGCATCCAACTCAGCCGACGCAAAGGTTGGCGCATGCCTCCCGGCACAGTGAAGGTCGACCGCTCCACCAGGTGGGGTAATCCCTTCCATGGCGACGGCCCTTTTGATCGCACTTATGTGGTCCAGTGCTTCCGAGACCACATCTGGCGACCCGAACAGGTGGAATTGCGTGCGGCCATTCGTGGGGAACTGGCCGGGAAAGACCTCGCCTGCTGGTGTCCAACGGACCAGCCCTGCCATGCCGATGTGCTGCTTGAAATCGCAAATGCCCAACCGTCCCCCAACGGCCAGGAGCCGAGCGAATGAAACTCAGCAAGGCGCAGAGGCGGGTTTTGGAGAACCTGAAAAATGGTCGCAAAATCTATGATCACTGCCGCAGCAACTCGGACTGGGGCGGACTGGCAGGGACAATAGACTCCCTGCATCGGCGCCGTTTCCTCGATAACGACGGTGGTATCACTGCCGCTGGTCTTGATGCGCTTTCCCCGAAAACGTCCCGTAACGAGACAAAGGAGAATAAGCCAATGGGCTGGATTTTTGACATGGATGATGCGGATCACGACCGTGTTCTGATCCTGCACGACCCACACCACTATCCAGATGTTGCAGTCGGTTATTTCGAGGATCACCCCGACAACACGCAGCATTGGTGGATGATGACGGATGACGGTGGGTTTGCGGAAGCAAAGCCCATTGCATTTCAAAGGATGCCTGAATCACCAAAGGCGTCACCCAACTGCCAGGAGGATTAAATGACAGACCCCAAAACAATCGACCACCCGCCGATATCCAACGAGCGGAAGAACGAGATCGCCAATGAATTTATGGTGCGGATTAGCCAAACGGCATTCCCAGGCGACCATCAATGCACAGAGTGTGTTACCGACATTATGTTGATGATCTTGTGCAAGTATCGCGCAGAGCTTCTGCTTGCAAATGGCCCTCTGACCAAGACACGGGTCAATGCGGAGGCTGCTCGGACCACACTCAATTTTCAAATGATGTTCCTGGCAGCCGCTGAGGCGCAGATCGAAAGAGCGCCACATCTCAGCCAGGTGAATTGATCCGATGGTGCGGGGCCGCCCAAATCTAGAACCGGGACGTGAGCTGATCCCAGCGATTGCGATATCGGCTGGGTGCCAGGATCGCCACACCATCCAGCGTCACGGCCTGTATTTCCGGCCTGGGGTCGCCGTCGGTCGAGGATGCGAAAGTGCAATGAGCTTCAATCCGCAAGGGAACCCCCATCGCATTCTGGGCCTCAAAGGTGATGTAGATGCTCTCTTCGTCACTACCAGCGCCATAATGATGGGTGTCGATCTGGCGATAGGTGGCGGGGGCTTTCAGGTTGTCCTGGATGATCCCCTCACAGGCCAGCACCGTGTCGGGCCTGCTGTCGCGCAGCATCCAGACCACACCAGCACCTACCGCCACAGCCACAAAAAGCCCGTTTCGGACGCGCCGTGCCACCCGTCTGGTTTCCGCTCTGTAAGCCTCGATTCCCGTGGTCATAAGTGCCTCCTGAGAGGTAGTTTAGCGCCGAATGGGGATCCCGCCAAGACGCCGGTGGTGCGGTTATGACCGGCAACCGTCCGATACCGGCTGGATTCCGCGTACTGGCTGATGCAGCGGGTGAAGACGCTGCCATCACGATCTGCCTAGCCTATGGCGGAACCCGCCTGTATGTACCCTATAGCGCTGTGGGGACCAAGCTTGAGGACTTGATCGGGCTTGAGGCCGCGCGAAAGATAGTAGACGTGGCAGCAGGTAATGCGCTAGAGATTCCCCTCTCGGCGCGCGTCCTCTCCAACGCCCTGGCGCAACGCGGCTGGAGCCAAGAGCGCCGCGCCCGTGTTTTGTGTCGCGCCAGACGCACCATTCAGCGCTGGGACAATGACACGGTGCCAAGCTTTCCCCTCTTTGATCTGATCGATTGACCTTGCTGGCGACAGGTGTCGCCATGCCGATTGCCATCAAACCACGCGACACTGTCCGGGAAGTCGGAGGCCCTGCCTCCGATGCGTCATTTTCGGACAGTGGGGCAATCATGGCTGATGACACGTTTATCCAAGTTTTGCTGAGTGAGCTGCAGGTTGACGAGGGCGTTCGCCTGACGGTCTATGATGACGCGACCGGCAAGCCGCTGCGGCAGGGCGATACCATCATCGGCATCCCAACCATCGCGATTGGCCGCAACCTCCAGGATCGCGGCATCTCTCAAGAGATCAGCCTTATGCTGGCCCGCGAAGATGTTGATGGCGCGGTGTTGGACCTCAATCGGAATGTCCCGTGGTGGATTGACCTGTCCTTCAATCGACGCCTGGCCTTGGTCAATATGTGTTTCAACATGGGCTGGCCGCGTCTGTCCAAATTCAAGAAAATGTGGGCGGCGTTGGAAGAGGCGCATGGCTTTGAGTTTTCGGGACTCGAACCGCAGGCAAAGGCAGCCTATGGCCGTGCAGCCGATGAAGCGCTCGACTCGAAATGGGCGCGCGAAGACGTCCAGAAGGATCGTTCCGAACGCCTTGCCAAATACATTCGGGAGGGCTGATTCATGGATCCAATCACTGCCGGATTTGCCATTGCAAAATTCGCATTGCCAGCACTTGGCAAGTGGATTTTCGGGGATGATGGCGAGGCTGTTGCGAATGAGGTTGTGGATGTCGCCCAGAAGGTGACCGGTGCGAAAGACCCGCAACAAGCGCTCACAATGCTTCAGCAGAACCCGGAGATGGTTCTCGAGTTTCAGCGCCAGGCGCAACAGATCCAAATCAAGTTGATTGAAGCGGAAACAGAGCAGCTTCGCCAAGTCAATGAGACGATGCGCGCCGAATATACCTCCGATGACAAATACGTCAAACGGTGGCGGCCGACCTTTGGCTATGTGATGGCCTTCACCTGGGCGGTGCAGATCTGCGGCACAGTCGGCGGTATTTTGTATGCGATTATGGCGCAGCCATCCAATGCCGGTGAAATCCTGACAGCTGTGGGTCAGGTCAACGCCGCCATGGTCACGATGTGGGCAGTGGGCCTGTCGGTGATTGGCGTGTCCGTCTGGAAGCGCAGCGACGATAAAAAGCTTGCGGCCGGTCAATCTTCGGGGCTCGGCATTGTTGAAGCAATCGCATCGCGTATAGCCGTCCCGGGCAAGAGCTGACCATGGCCGATCAGATCGACGAGGCGAACGACCTGGCACAGCGCCACCTGGATAAATCGCTGGCGGCCCATCGGCAGAATGCGGATTGGGTGCCGCGCCTGGCAGGGCTTGCGACACCACTGGCTGGCGCGGATATGGCCGCGCGAGAGAAGGTACTGGCCCAGGCGGGCCTGTGTCGGGCCTGTGGCGAGGAAATTGGCGAGGCGCGCTTGGCGGCGCTGCCCAAGACCCCTTACTGTATCGACTGTGCAAGAGAGAGCGAGGGGCACCGTGATCAATTATGACCTTCTGAAAGCGATCGCAGATTTCGGGTCTCTGCTGCTGTCTGGAATCGCACTGCTGGTGTCGCTGTTCATCTATTTTTCAAATCGAGGTCGCGCAACCCGCAAGGAAACAGACGAGCGGATTTCCGCCGTGGAGGACGAAATCAAAGATGAATTCAAGGTCGTTGATCAACGTCTGAACTCGCTGGACATACGGGTCAACCAGGCGTCGGAGAGAATCGAACACTTGCCAGGTCATGACGAGATGAACCGCGTGCACGACCGTGTATCCGAGGTCAAGAACAGCGTCAGTCAGATCAGCCAGAATGTAGCAGGGATATCTGCGAGCATGGATGGCATCAAGATGGGCATCGGGACGTTACAGACCACTGTCCAGCAATTGGTCGATAATGAACTGGCCGAGGCACGCGCCGCCAAAGAAGGAAACTCAAAGCGATGAGCCTTGCTGAAATCAGAAACCAACATGCCCGTGGTGCAATCTTGGGCTTGCTGAAGGATGGCACGAACACCAATGACAGCGTCCTGCATGATGGATTGACGATGCTTGAGGGCGTCAATGTCAGTCGGGATCAAGTGCGCGCTGCGCTGCGTTGGCTTGCTGAGCAGGAGTTGATAACGCTCGAGAAGGTCGGGTTGTTTCTGGTCGCCCGCATTGCCGAACGCGGTGATGATTTTAACTCCGGTCGGATCGTGGTCGACGGCATCAAGCGGCGGTTGTGATCATGGCGCGCCCTTCGAAGATCGACCGTTTGCCCCTCCAGATCCGCGATAAGGTCCGAACCCTGCGTGAAGCGGGGCGCACGATAGACGAGATATACGAAAAGCTGGGTGAGCTCGACGTCGATGTCTCGCGCAGTAGCGTCGGCCGCCATATCCAGAACCTGGACAAGATACTGGAGATGACGCGGGAAAGCCGGAAAGCGGCCGAAATGATCTGTGAGCGGATTGGCGAAAATCCGGACAACCGGGTGGCACGGGCCAATATCGAGATCCTCCACGCCCAAATCATGCGCCTGAATACCGCGACAGAAACCGGCGAAGCCGTGCGGTTCGATCCGCAGGAGGTGTACTTCCTCTCAAAAGCCCTGCACTCGCTGACATCCGCATCGAAAGTCGACCTGGATCGCGACACAAAGCTGCTGGAGCGCATCCGTGAGGAAGCACGCGAAAAGGCGGCGGCGGCGGTGGATACGGCGTTGGCCGAAACCAGTCGGTCAGGCGGGCCGGGACTGTCTGCCGACCTGGTCGAAGCGATCAAAAAACAGATCCTGTTTGGATAGGGGGATGCGATGTCGACGCTGAAGGACCGCCTGGAAGGCGACCCGATCTCCGACGAAGACTGGGAAAAGCTGCGCCGACAGGCGCGGTTTTCTCTACCTGTCCAGGACGGCGCGTCGCTGCGCGGTGTGTTGCTGCCCTATCAGCAGCGGTTGTTGGAGACGACCGCGCTGAACCAGGTTGTCGTCTGCGAGAAATCGCGGCGGATCGGGATGACCTGGGCCGTTGCTGCTGATGCGGTACTGCATGCCGGTCGCCGCCGATCTGATGGTGGTATGGACGTGCTTTACATCGGGTATAACCTGGATATGGCGCGCGAGTTCATCGACACCTGCGGCATGTGGGCCAGGGCCTTTGAGCCACTGGCAACTGAGGTCACTGAGTTTCTGTTTACCGAGACGGACGAGAAGGGTATCGCCCAGGCGATCCAGGCGTTCCGCATTCGGTTCGCCAGCGGTTTCGAAATCGTGGCGCTGACATCCAAGCCGCGCAGTCTGCGCGGGCGGCAGGGATACCTTATTTTCGATGAGGCCGCGTTCCACGACGATCTGGCCGGTATGCTGAAGGCAGGTATGGCCTTCCTGATCTGGGGCGGGAAGATCCTGATCATCTCCACCCATGACGGAAAGGACAATCCATTCAACGAGTACATCCAGGGTATCCGCGCCGGGAAGAACAAGGGAGAGATCGTTCGCGTCACATTCGACGAGGCGCTGCTCGACGGCCTGTATGAACGTATCTGCCTCGTGACCGGCAAGACTTGGTCGCCAGAGGCGGAGGCGGCCTGGCGCAGCGATATCCGCGCATTCTATGGGGCCGATGCGGCAGAAGAGCTGGATGCCGTGCCCGGCGAAGGTGAAGGACGGCTGTTGCCGCTGGCCTGGATAGAGGCCTGCACAACGCGCGACTACAAGGTTGTGCGCTGGTATCCGGAAGTGACGAACTTCGTGGATCTGCCAGCCGCCGTCCGGCATGCGTCGATGGCAGAGTTTCTGGAGGAGCAGGTTGGGCCAATCTTGGCGTGCTTGCCACCAAACCTGCGTAAGGCGTTTGGTGAAGATTTTGCGATGCGCCACGACCGCACAGTGTTCGCGGTTGGCTATGTTGCGCAGGATCTCGTGCGTCATGTCCCGCTCATCCTAGAACTTTGGAATTGCCCCTATGAGCAACAGCTGCAAGCGCTGCGATTCATCGGGCAGCGACTAATTCCTTTAATGGGTGCGATCCTGGATGCAAACGGCAACGGTATGCCTCTGGCACAGCAGGCGCGCCAGGAATTCGGCGCGGAGCGGATCGTCGAACTGATGCCCAATAATGAATGGCTGCGAGAGCATACTGCAAAGTTTCGCGCCGGGTTTGAGGATCGCGGCATGCTGATACCGGCCGACGCCGATGTCACCGACGATCTGCGCCAGTTTCGGATGGTGCGTGGCGTTGGGAAAATCCCGACAAGCGTTCGGAATGAAGGTGGTGACGGCATGAAGCGTCACGGCGATGCGGGTGTCGCATTGCTGAATTTCCATGCCGCCACCCAGATGGAGTACATGGAATATGGTTATCAGACGCCAACAACGGCGGATCGCCACGATGATCGGTGGAGCCAGTCTCAATCTGAAGGCTATTGGCGACAAGGCTCCAGCGGTATTGGCCGGATGCAGGATCGGGCTGACGATGATGATACTTTCAATGGAGGTACCTGGTAATGGCGACCCTATATGATCAGTTTGGCCGCCCGATTGATTTGAGCGCGCTGCGCGAAGAACAGGCGACGGCCAACCTGACTGGCGTGCGCCAGACCGTGTCACCGGATCCGTCCAGCAATTTGACGCCAGGGCGGTTGGCGCAGTTGCTGTTGGCCGCAGAGATGGACAGTCCGGCCGATTATCTGGCACTGGCCGAGCGCATGGAAGAAAAGGACTGGCATTATCGATCTGTGCTGGGCACGCGCAAGCGCCAGGTCAGTCAGCTGGAAGTGACTGTCACGCCCGCCTCCGATGACAAGAACGACATCGCCAATTCAGAGATCATTCAGGACTTTGTCGACCGCAACATCCTGCAGACAGAGCTGTTTGATTTGCTCGACGCAGTTGGCAAAGGGTTCGCTGTCGGCGAAATCAAATGGGATATGTCCGAGCGGGACTGGCGTCCTGTCAGCATTGATTGGGTGGATCCCCGCTGGATCGTGTTTGATACACCGGATCGGCGCACACCCCGGCTGTTGAGCGATACGGGACAGGGCGAAGATCTGGCCGCCTTTAAATTTGTGCGGCATTTTTCGTCTGGCAAATCCGGTCTGCCGATCCGGGCCGGGTTGGCCCGACCCGCTGCCTGGGCCTATCTGTTCAAGAATTTTGATCTAAAGGGCTGGGTGGAATTCGCTGAAATCTATGGCCAGCCGCTGCGGGTCGGGAAATTCGGGCCCGGCGCAACCGAGGAGGAAAAGAAAACCCTGCTGCGGGCTGTTGCCAATATCGGACGCGACGCGGCGGCGATCATCCCCCAAAGCATGCTGCTGGAATTTGTCGAGGCGGGCGGTGGCGCTGGCACCAAGGGCGCAGATGTCTACGAGAAACTGGCCAAATATCTGGATCAAAGTCTCTCGAAGCTCGTGCTCGGCCAGACGGCCACCACGGATGCCATTGCAGGCGGGCATGCGGTCGGCCAGGAACACAATGATGTGCGCGGCGATATTGAGCGTGCCGATGCCAACGAGCTGGAGGCAACCCTGCAGCGCGATGTGATCAAGCCGCTGATTGACCTTAATCGCGGCCCGCAGAAACGCTATCCGAAAATCAGCATTGGCCGGGCGGAAGAAACAGACATTGCGGGACTGTCAGACGCCCTGGCAAAACTGGTCCCGCTGGGCCTGCGGGTCAGTGAGACCGAAATTCGCGGCAAGATGGGGCTGAAGGAACCAGAGAATGATCTGGATGTCCTGGGGGCCCGTCGACCCGCGCCAGACACACCGCCCAGCAAATCACGGATGCCAGATCCCACCTTGCCGCGCGAGGATCTCTCCCAGGATCATACGGCCCATCACAGCCAGGGTGCCGAACATGATCTGGCAGACCGGCTGACAACGCTGGTCGAGTCGGCAGCCGCCCCGGCCCTGACCGAATTGATCGACCAGGTCAAATTGCAAATGGAGGATGCCAGCGATCTGCACGACCTGGCCTCGCGCATACTGACCGTGTATCCGGACCTGGACATGACGGCGCTGGCCGCTGCGATGCGCGATGGCATGCTGGCTGCAGATTTGGCCGGGCGCGCGGAAATTGACGCCCTGGTCGGTTCCCTGGCGGAAGGTATGTGACGTGAAGCCCCCCTCTCCAAACGCCCCAACTTCGCAAATACCAGAGGTGTTGCCGCAGGGTGTGCCGTTTGTTGAAGCCATCGACTATTTGCGCCAGAAGGTTCCCTTACCCAGTGGAGCCTGGACAGATCTGTGGCAGGGCATGCATGCCCGCGCCTTTGTTGTCGCCGGGGCCAACACAGCTGCGCTGGTCGAAGATTTCCACGGTGCCGTGCAGGCGGCTATTTCGGAAGGGCGCAGTCTGGCGCAGTTCCGGGAGGATTTTGACCGCATCGTGGCCGCCCATGGTTGGAGCTACAACGGAAAGCGGGGCTGGCGGTCGGCGGTCATTTACAACACCAACTTGCGCATGGCCCAAAGTGCAGGACGCTGGGGCCAGGCCAGCCGGGTTGCTGCCCGCAAACGGGCGCAAGGCGAAACCCTTTACATTCGTTACCTGGCGGTGCTGGATTCCCGGACCCGACCGGCCCATCGCGCCTGGCATGATATCATCCTGCCGATTGATCACGCGTTCTGGGAGACCCATTGGCCGCCAAACGGCTGGAACTGCCGCTGCACCATCCAGGTGCTGACCGGTCGTCAGATGCGCCGCCAGGGGCTGGAGGTCACACCGGAAGATGACCTGCCCAGCTTTGGCGACAGACCTGTCCGGATACGATCAGCAGACGGTGACCGGATGGTTACAGCCCCGACCGGGATAGATGCGGGCTTTGCCTACAATCCAGGCGTTGCCGGATTTGGACGTGGTCCGGATCTGGTGGCGATGGAAGATCATGGCCCCTGGACGGCACTGGCTTCTCCCTTTGGAGATCGACCGGCCAATCCTGCGCCACCCGACCCAAAACCAACGACAGCCAGATTGGGCGACCGGGCTGAAGATGAAGAGGGATTGCGCCAGGCGTTGCGTGCGGGCATTGGCGGCGATGAAGTCGTATTGGTCGATCCTCTGGGCGCGCGCACGCGCATAGGCCAGGCCATCGTTGATCACATCCTGCAGGATCCCGACAGGCGCGGCGGGCGTGAACCATTCTTCCCGCTGATCCCTGACTTGATCCAGGATCCCTCTGAGATCTGGATCGGCTGGGCCCAGAATCGTGTTTCCGGTCGTGTTGCCTTGCGTCGCCGGTACTATCGGGCTTTTGAGTTTGGTTCCAGCCGCGCCTTCAGTCTTGTTGCCGATCAGGATGGTGGCACCTGGTCCGGCTTTACAGTGATCCCAGGAACGGCCCGCCGGCTGCAATCCGTGCGCAGCGGGTTGCGGATCTTCGCGGATTGATCCTTGCAATTCTCCACAGATTTGTTATTTAGATCGTGCAGGACTTGGTGCGGGCCGCATCCTGATCGCCAAGTCTGGGCGCCGAGATCGATGCGGCGATTGATCGGCCCCGATTTAAAGCCCTCCACATTGCCCTGATACTCTTCCAATCGACATTTTATGATACTCTAAGCGACAGGTGCCCGTACAGGCCGGTTGCCTGTAGCTGTCGCTAAATCCCCCCTGCGTGTCTCTCAAGGCGTCTCTTAGAGCACTTAAAGCCTCTTAATGGGCCCCTTAAACAGTCATGGACTCTCCATGAGACTTCGGTGTAGCTTTCCGCTGCGCATCGTTTGGATCGCTGGATGGTGATCTGATCATCCCAAAGCACACCCCACCCAAGTTATGCCAACCCTGCATGGCGACATATGTCGCCATGCCGCTTTGGGGTGACCTTTGCGACACTGACTCAAATATTGCCGCCACCACATCGGGGCGGCAGCTCGTTTGGAGATCGGTTGTCGATGAAAGTGCGCCTTGCCATACATGCCATGCCCATTCCGGACGGCGCGCCGGAATGGATCCATTTGCTGCCGACAGGTGAATTTTCCGGCAAGGGCGGCGATGGCCCTTACCAGCTGAAGAATGCAGAGTCAGTCATTGCCGCATCCATCGCGCCAGGCGCTCCCTTGCCCATTGATTATGATCACCAGATTGATTTTGCCGTTGCCAAGCGGGTTGGCGGCACAGCACCAGCCGCTGGATGGATCGTGGAGCTGCAATCCCGATCAGATGGCCTTTGGGGCAAGGTAGAGTGGACCGAGAAGGGGCGCACCGTCGTCCAGGCCCGTGAATATCGTTTCATCAGTCCCGTCTATAACCATTCGATCACCGATGGCACCGTAAAGCGCCTGTTGCGCGCTGCCCTGACCAATCATCCAAACCTGGACCTTGTCGCCCTGAACAGCGCGGCGGGATCCCTCGACGACACTTCAACTCAGGAGTCAGAATCCATGGAAAAGTTTTTTGAGCAGATGATGGCAGTTTTCGGCTTCAAGCCCGATGCCGATCAGGCATTGGCCATTCAGGCCGCAAAAGATGCCGTAGCAGCCCAGCTTGAGGCCAAGATCCTCTCACAGATTGTTACCAAACTGAATGGCGGGCCGCTGGAACTGAAAGCGGTGCAGTCGGCAGCGGATGATACGGCCCGCGCCAGCGCCGTGGACGGTGTTGTAAGGGACCTGAAGGCCAAGCTTGCTGTCGCAGATCCTGCGAAGATCGATCCGGGCAAGGGCACGACAGGTCAGGGTGATGAGGATACCGTCATCCAGTCCCTGCAGACACAGGTCAATCAACTTCTGGCGGCTGCGGCAACCGGTGCCGCCCAGGGTGCGGTTGATGAAGCCCTGAAGGCGGGCAAGATCGCACCCGCAACGAAAGACTGGGCGATCCGTTATGCGACCCAGGATCTGGACGGGTTCAAGAATTTCGTCGCCGCGCAACCAGAGATCCTGAAGCCGGGCACCACGATTGTCAGTGGACCGCCCAGCGCTGGCAAGGATGGGCTGAGCGCCGACGAGATTGCGATCTGCTCATCCATGGGTCTGGACCCGAAAAAGTACAAGGAAACCCGAGACGCCGCCGCTACCGCCCAGTAACAGCGCCAGGTGACGTTAAACCCTTAATGATTTGATTGGAGAACACGCCATGACCGCCCTTGCAAATGACCGCAACACCCCTCGCATCGACGGGCAGCTCTTCGAGTTTCCAATGAAGGCTGCCGTGCTTGGTTATGTCGGTGCCATCGCGGTGTTGAATGCCGGTCTGTTACAGCCAGGTGCCACGGCAACCGGCCTGGTCGCTGTCGGTATCTTTACCGAGCGCGCCGACAATTCGGACGGTGCCAATAGCGCGATCACCGGCAAGGTGCGCCCTGGCGTCTTTCGCTTCAACAACAGCGCATCCAGCGATGCCATCACCGCCGCCGAGATCGGATCGGCCTGTTACATCGTGGACGATCAAACCGTGGCCAAGACCGATGGCTCTTCGGCCCGGTCCAAAGCAGGCACGATCGTCAATGTCGACGATCAGGGTGTTTGGGTTCGCATCGGCGTATAGGCCGATCCGGATCCCCCATTGACCTTTTGAAACGGAGTTTCTGACCATGATTATCAATGCTGCCAATCTCGCGCTCCTGCGCACAGCGTTCAACACGGCCTTCGCAAGTGGCCTGTCCCAGGCGGCACCGCAGTGGAACCGCGTTGCCACAATGGTGCCCTCAACCACACAATCTTCCAGCTATGGCTGGCTGGGCAAACTGCCCAATGTTCGCGAATGGATCGGCGACCGTGTTGTCAATAGCATCGGTCAGCATGACTACACGATCAAGAACAAGCCCTGGGAACTGACCATCGCTGTTGACCGCGATGATATCGAAGATGACCAGTATGGCGTCTATTCGCCGCTGTTCACCGAAATGGGGATGTCCACCGGGGCCCATCCGGACACGCTGTGCTTCAGCCTGCTGAAGGATGGTTTCTCAACGGCCTGTTATGACAAGCAGTATTTCTTCGATACCGATCATCCCGTGCTGGATGAGAAGGGCAACGAGACCTCCGTCGCCAATACCGATGGTGGATCCGGCACGCCGTGGTTCCTGCTGGACGACAGTCGGGCCCTGAAACCGATCATCTATCAGAGCCGTCGAAGCTTTGAATTCGTCGCGAAGGATAAACCGACAGACGACAATGTGTTCGACAAGCGCGAATTCAAATACGGCGTCGACGGTCGCAACAATGTCGGCTTTGGCTTCTGGCAGTTTGCCTGGGGATCCAAACAGACCCTGGACAAGGATGCATACAAGGATGCACGCGCTGCGCTGTCCGGCATGAAAGGCGATTATGGCCGCCCGCTGGGTCTGAAGCCCAAACTGCTGGTCGTACCCCCCAGCCTGGAAGGCGCAGCCCTGGAAATCGTCAACAGCGAACGCGACGCGGCCGGTGCGACGAATGTCTGGAAGGGCACGGCGGAAGTGCTGGTCGTTCCCTGGCTGGCGTGATCGCAGCCAGCCTGATTAAGACCGGTCGGACCCTGCAAAGGTAACGCCCGACAGCAACCCAGTTTTCAGAGAGGAGCAAGCGTATGACGCCCCAGATCGAAACCCTGACCGTAAAAGCGGTTGAACCAACTGGCCGACGCCGGGCGGGCCTTCGGTGGCCGCATGAGCCGGTAACGGTGCCAATCGCATCGTTGATGGCAGAACAGATCCAGGCACTGCTGTCAGATCCGCTGCTGATCGTCGCAAAGGGAACCGCACCCCAGGAGCCTGATGCAGATCCGGCCCCTGCCGATGCTGCGCCTGACAACCCGCCCTTTGATGCGGAGATCTGGAAAGGGGCGATCCGTGCCGGGATGCTGGCGCTTGATCCCGAAAATGCGGCCCATTGGACGAAGTCCGGACTGCCTGATTTGTCGACATTGCGGGCAATGCCTGGCCTGGAAAACGTGTCTTCCAAGGAACGCGATGAACTCTGGGCCGAAATCCAGGATGGCAAGAAAGAGAATACCTGAGAGCGAGCGGCTGTAGACGGGCGGTAGTGCGGAAGGCCGTCGCCGAGGCATAGCGGAAAGCCCGCCGAGGATCGCGCCGCACCGGGATCCTCGGCGGGTATGATTTTAACCAAAGGACGGGCTGCCCGTGTACGCGACGCAACAAAATATGATTGATCGGTTTGGGGAAGACGAGCTGCTGGCCGTTGCCGACCGCGATGATGATGCTGCGATCGATACAGATCTGGTTGCGGCCGCCTTGTCAGATGCTGCCAGCGTCATCGATTCCTATATCGCCACGCGCTATGACCTGCCGCTGGCTGATACGCCAGCGCAGCTGACCAAGATCGCCTGTGATATTGCGCGCTACAATCTCTACACCGACGCACCGCACGAGCGGGTGACCGAAGCCTATAAGGCCGCGATTGGCCTGTTGCGGGATATCGCAACCGGCAAGGCGCGCCTGGACATTGCAGGGGATGAACCCACCGCTGACCAGGCGGGAAGCGCGGAAATTCAGAGCGCCGAACGCCTGTTTTCCGCCAACAGTCTGAAAGGGTTCTGATCATGGCAGATGGTGTCGGCCTGCGCTACACAATCAACCGGGACACGCTGTCACCGGCGCTGGCGGCCTTGTTGGCCGGCGTTGCTGATATGACCGATGTCATGGACGAAATCGGCCTGCAGCTGGTGTCCAACGTGATTGACCGGTTCGAGCGCGAGACCGGGCCCGATGGTCAGGAATGGAAGGCTTCCGCTCGCGCGACGGCAGAGGGTGGCAAGACATTGACGATGCGCGGGCATCTGCGCGCCAGCGTCACTCATATTCCCGGCACTCATTCGGTGGAATGGGGATCCAACCTGATCTATGCGCGGATACATCAATTGGGCGGTAAGATTGAGGCCAAGAACGGCGGGGCGCTGCGGTTTCCCATCGGCGATGGCTTTGCAACCGTCAAATCGGTGACCATACCGGCGCGCCCCTATCTGGGTTTTGATGACGGTGACCAGGCCGATGTGACCGAAACACTGACGGATTACCTCTCCGGCCTGGCCGGTGGCGGCGCAGGGGCAACGCCATGATTACCGACGCCATCATCACGCACCTGACGACAGCGCTGGACGGATCCTATCGCACGGTCGCTGGCGCGCTGGATCTGGATCGCCTGGCCAAGGGTCGAGGGGGCGCGGCGGCTGTGAAGGCACCGGCCGCTTATGTCGTCCCCCAGGGCGATCGATCCGCCAGCAACCAGGTCGGAATTGGTGAGACGCAACAGCGCCTGGTCGAACGCTATATCGTGGTCACGGCCCTGGAGGCAAAAAACCAGCGCACTGCCGCCCAAGCGGAAGGTGAGTTGGAGGTCTTGCGTCAGACCCTGCGCAGCGCGCTGATCGGGTGGCAGCCCGATCCGGGGCGCATGCCGATGCTGTTCGTGACCGGCCGGTTGCTGGCCGTCGAGAACGGTCGGGTGTGGTGGGAAGATGTTTTTGAAACCGACATCTGGGTTCGGGTTTAAGGGGGTCGTGAGATGAAGCGCAGTGGCAGCTATCGCATTGGAGAGGACGGTACGGCCCATCTTGTGTCACCGCCGACCCGCGACCCTGCCAGCCGGTCAGAAACGCCTGTTGAACCGAAGAAGAAACCTGCCGCCAAGCGGTCGGTGAAACGGAAGGAAAGCCGATGACAAAATTCGTTCGCAAGACTGTGATCCTGTCAAAGATCGAAACAACCTATGGCACGGATAGCGAGCCTGTGGCCGCCAATGCGGTCAAGGCCAGCAACATTGATATCCGCCCGCTGGAAGGCAATGAGGAGTCGCGGGACTTTCAGACCGCCGCCCTGGGGGCCCAGCCGACCATTCCAGTCGGGGTCTATCAGATGGTCAGTTTTGATGTGGAGCTGGGTGGCGGCGGTGCTGCAGGGACGGCCCCTGGTTATGGCCCGCTGTTGCGTGCCTGCGGGATGGCGGAGACAATTACCGAAGATACCAGCGCGGTCTATGAACCGGTTTCTGATACTGGTGACAGTGCAACGCTGTATATCAATCTGGACGGCAATCTGCATGTCCTGACGGGCGCGCGCGGCACCTTTGATCTGCGCCTGAATGCCAGCGGCCTGCCCAAGCTGTCCTTCAGCTTTACCGGCCTGTTCGTTGCGCCCTCTGCGGTTGCCCTGCCGACCCCGGACTTTTCGGCCTGGCAGGATGCCATTCCGATCAGCAAGACCAATACACCGACCTTCAGCCTGCATGGCTATTCCGGTATATCCGGGGAGCTGCAATTCAGCTTTGGCAACCAGATCGTGCATGAAGACCTGATCAATGCCGAACGGGTGGATCGCACGGATCGGGCTGTGACTGGCCGGGCCGTCTTGGATACGCCGTCCGTTGGCGACTTCGATTTCGTCACCAAGGCGCGCAATGCGACCCTGGCGGCTTTACAGCTGATCCACGGCACAACAGCCGGGCACATCATCCAGATCGACGCGCCCAAGGTGCAGCTGTCAAAGCCAACCTATGGCAATCGAAACAGCAAATCGACCGTGTCGCTGGATCTGCGCTGTACACCGACAGATGCGGGTGATGATGAATTCAAACTGACCGTTAAATAGACCGGCAACGTCCCGGCAGACAGAACAGTGGCAGACCGAACAGGGAAAGGGCCCAGTCATGAAATACAAATTTGTCGATCGCCTGGAAGTTATTCGCGACGTGCGTGTGCGTGTGCCGGCAGAAGGTAGTGGCTTTGACGTACAGACATTCCGTGCCCGGTTTCGCATGATGGATACCGAGGCCGCACGCGCGCTGGAAGAGGCTGCAGGGGATGATTTTGCCCTGCTGAACGAAGTCTTTGTGGGTCTGCCCGATGGCATTGAAGGCGAGAATGGCATGATGGAAGACAGCGCCGAGACACGCCAGATGCTGGCCCGGGTGCCCTATGTGCGGCTGGCCCTGATCCAGGCGTTTACAGATGCACAGATGGGGATCGAGAGAAAAAACTGATCGCGGTGGCCAGGCATTGGGCCGGTGCAGGCCCGCAGCGCAATCCCGCCGATGCCGACAGCCTGGTCACCGCGTTACAGGCCTTTGGGGCCGATGAGGCGGAGATCGCCCGCTGGACCGAGCCAGAGCGCACAGCGCGCGTGGATGAGGCGACTGAGGTCCTGGCAGTTAATGAGCCTGCCGTTCGGTTGTTTTTCGCGCTGACAACACAGTGGCGTCGCGACGCAATGGGGGCTGTGACAGGCATGGACTATGCCGCAATCGCGCCCACCGCCCGTCTGATGGGGATTGAGGTAGAGCCAGGTGTTTTCGATGGGTTGCGGGATATGGAATTGGAGGCCCTGTCGGTCTTCAGAGAGCGCTTAGACGCATAGTAGGAACCACTAAAAGGACCAGAAGGAGTATAGAACAATGAAAGTAGATTGGTCGGCATCTGATCTGAGCACCATCGCAGAATGGTGTGGGTATCCGCCCGGTGACACGTATCAGCCAGGGGATATTACAACGATGATCCAATCCCTCCCGGATCCGATGAAACGCGAAGCGGTGCTCAGTGGAATCGGGGTGATGGCCCTGTCAGCCCCGGATCCGGCGACGCATGACGCGATGCTGCGAAAAGCGGGGGCGATGGCCTTGTCTACGACAAAGGCCGACTGAGCAGTTTCACAAGTAACTTCAAAGGAGAATGGTTATGACGACGCGGTGCAAGTTTGTCTGTGACGCCAAGACGGAAACCCTCAATGGGTATCAGATTGAGATGAGGCCGGTCACATCCGGAAGTCCTGAGAACGAAAGTTTCTTCAGGTTCACGCCCCATGGCGACCTCAAGATTGGTCTGGTCTCTGCGGAAACGGCCCGGACATTTGAAGTCGGCAAACACTATTACCTGGATATCTCCAGCGCTGATTGAGCGCATGACTTGATCTGTCGTTTCGACAAGAGGCTGATCCACAATGAGTGATTTCGTATTCTCAGCGAAATTGGAGGCCGATGCGTCAGGTTTCATTCGTGAGACCGAGCGCAGTGCGGATGCCTATCAGAAGGTCACAACCGCCCTGCGCAGCAATGCGCGCGCCCAGATCGAATTTGCCACAGGCATCAACCGGTCTGGTCAGAATGCCGGTGCACGGGCCTCTGATATCGCTGCGTATGGGCGGGAGCTGGATCAGTTAAGGGCGCGCTATAATCCGCTCTTTGCCCTGCAGCAGCGTTTTACACAGGAATCGGAGTTGCTGAACCGGGCGCTGCGGGTCGGGGCAATCAGTGCGGATGAATACAGTGCCGCCGAGAAGCGTCTGGCGGCATCGTTTCGACAGTCTGCAGCTGAGATCAAACGGAGTGGCACGACCGTCGGGCGCGCCTCCTCCTATTATCGAAATACCGGGTTTATCGCACAGCAGGCGGGTCTGCAGGTGGGTGATTTTGCCGTGCAGGTGGCCAGTGGCACCCCTGCCCTGCGGGCGCTGATCCAGCAGGGCACGCAGCTGGTCTCCATGTTCGGTCCCTGGGGGGCGGTGATCGGGGCGGCCGGTGCCGTGCTGGGCGGGATTGTTACCTATCTGACCGCAACCGGGGATGCGGCGGACAAGGCTGAGACAAAGCTATGGAAATATGCCGACGCCCTGGACGCCATTCGTGAACGCAATGTGTCATCACGTCTGTCCGGTCTGAGCCCGGTCGGTCAAATTCTGGATGCCGGTCGCAGCGATCTGGAACAGTTGGAACGACAGCTGCAGGACGCCATCGTCAAACGCGATGCGATGATCGCCGCGCTCAATCCGGACCTGTCGCAAGGGCGCAGCCCTTTCCAGTCGGCCAACCCGGATTTTCAGAAAGCACTGGATGCGGCCGCGGCCACCCAGCGCGACCGGTACCAGGCTGTCAGCACGCCTGAAATCGATGCCGCCAATCAACAGATTGCGGAATTACAGGCCGCCATTGATGATTTGCGTGTGACCGAGCTTGGCAATGCCTTTGAGGATCTGCGCCGCAGTCTCAATCCAGGTGAAGCCGCCTGGGCTAAGTACCGGGAGCAGCTGGAACTGATTGATACAGCCATCCAGAACAATGTGGCGGGCGCGGCGGAGATGGAAGCGGCCCTGAAGGCGGCGGCAAAAGCAGATCTGCAAAAGGCCCTGAAGGGACCAAAGGACCGGGAGCGCGACAAGGCAGATCCCTATGCTCGTGCTTTTCTGCAGGTCAGCGATCGCACGGCAGATCTGCGGCGGGATCTGGCCGTTTTTGATCAGGGTTCCCAGGCCATCGCGCGGGCACGGGCAGAATCCGACCTGCTGTCGGCCGCACTGGCGGCGGGCAGGCCGATCACTGCAGATCTGCGCACCGAAATTGCCTTGCTGGCATCGGAATATGCCAATGCCCAGGCGGCGCTGGAAGCAAAGGAAGCGGGGGTTGCCGAGGCCAATAAGCGCGACGCGACCCATGCTGCAACGCTGCAAGCCATCGCCCAGGCACAGCGCCAGTTGATGCCAACCTATCAGCGCATGATAGCTGAGGCTGAGGCCTGGCGCGATTCCACCCTGGCCGGGCTGGATGAGACCAAGGCGGGCTATCAGGAATTTGCCAACCAGGTGGAGCAGATTTTCCAGGGTCAGGTTGCGGCCGCGATGGCCCAGGCCCGCGCGGACAGTCGATCCTTCAGTGATGGGGCCGCACGGGGTCTGGCGGAATATGCCGATGCTGCACGAAACAGTGCCGCATCGGCGGAGCAGGCCACAGTCGGTGCCTTTAAGGGCATGGAGGATGCCCTGGTCGAATTCACAACAACCGGCAAGGTCTCATTCGGGTCGCTGATTGACAGTATGATCGCCGATATTGCGCGAATGACCATTCAGCAGAACATTACAGCCCCCATCGCTAGTTATTTCAGCAGCGCTATTGGCGGTCTGTTTCATTCTGGTGGTATGGCCAATGCGCCCAGCCAGTCCCGCCGGGTCGATCCGGCCGTGTTTATTGGGGCACCGCGCTTTCATTCTGGCGGCATGGGTTATGACGGTCTGTCAGCGGGAGAGCGCGCTGTGATCGTGCGCCAGGAAGAAGGCATTTTCACGCCCCGCCAAATGGAAAATGCTGACCAGTTGTTATCGGCCGCTTTGGGTGCGGCAGCGCGTCCCAGCCAGGCGGCCATGCCGGTGATCAATATCTATGAGGCACCGGGCACAAAAGCCCGTCCCCAGACACGTCAGGGCAGCGGCGGCGGTGCCTGGCAGATGGATCTGTTGATTGAAGAGATCGACGGTCGCATGGCGGAGAACGCCCGCAGTGGCAAAAGCCAGTTCGCCCAGGTCCTGGAACGCAAACACGGCTTGACCCGTGGCGCGGCCGCCATCGGGCGATAGGGGGCGGTGATGGCGATTGATGAAAACTACCCCAGCCTGCTGCCAGCGCCCCGTCAATCCGGTTACAGCATTCAGCCGGGGGAGGCCGTGGCGCGCACCGATATGGAGCGGGGATCGGCCCGACAACGGCGCACCACCCTGTCGGCCACCGATGAGATCAAGGTGCAGTTTCTGTTCAGCCGATACGAACTCTCGTTGTTCGAGGGCTGGTACAAACACAAGGCCGATGAGGGGGCCGCCTATTTCGCAATCCCGCTGCTGACCGGCATGGGCATGGTCACAATGCAGGCACGCTTCAAGCGCCTGGAACAGGAGCGGCCGCTGCCCGGAAAGCTGTTCTGGACCGTCGATGCGACCCTGGAAGTCCGCGACCGGCCGGTGCTGAGCGAAGAGGCGATCGACGTCGCGCTGAGTGAGGATCTGGAGGGCCTGTTGTCTGCGATAGATGCCGCAAGCCTCGCCGTACAACAGGGCCTTGCGGTCAATAGCCCCTGGTAGGTCCAAACAGGAAGGAAATCCAAATGCCAACTATTCAAGAAGATCTGGAAGCCGCGCGGACAAAACTGCAATCCGCCGCAGAGGCATTGTCCGACATTGTCAATGGTCCGGCCAGTGGTGACGGGTCAACCGTGGAAACCGATGCCGGGACGGTCAAATCGGTTGCCAGGGCAATTGCCGAAATCGGCGATACATCCAACCAGGCGACCAAGACCCTGGATAATGTTGCGAATGGGGATTTTGCGTCAAAGGCGGTGGCGGCGGGTGTTGGCGACATGCTGGCTGAAAATAACCTGTCTGACGTGCAGGACGTGCCAGCGGCGCGCGGGAACCTTGGTTTGGGCTCGGCGGCGATGCTGGATGTGGCGACAGGCGGCACAGGCGATCTGTTGCGGGCCGATGGCGATGGGTCGGGCCTGACCGGGCTGGCAACGTCGGACCCTGTTGCGCAGGATTGGGCGTTGCAGGCGTTGATGGAGTTGGACGCGGTGCAAAACACGCTTGGTCCATCGGCCTATGGGCGGGCGGTGGCGGACCCGTTCAATAATCAGACCGGGATCAATAGCGGCGCGTCCAGCAACGCGGTCTACAGCGCGGCTGGTTATTTCGGCAATCTGGCCGTTGGGTCCAATGTCGCTGTTGGCGCAACGGTTACGGCGTCGATGGGCAATAATGCGGGCACGCCTGCCAACCTGGTTGATAACAATACCGGCACCAGCTGGCAGGGCAGCGCGAATGATGCCAGTTTTGTGGCAGGATCATACGTGCAGTTTGACCTGGGCAGTGTCCAGAACCTGTCGCAATTGCGAAATTATCTGGTCCCCAGCCAGGACAATTTTGCAAATGTGGTGATCAAAGGGTCTGTATCGACGGCCTTTGCCGGGGAAGAAATCACCCTGGGCAGTGGCACATTTACCAATCCGGGATCAAGTGCATATCAGGATATCGATCTGGTCGGTTCTGCGCGCTATGTCCGCATGATCAGCACCGACGGCAGCCTGACCGGTACCTTCAATCTGGCCAATCCTGTGATGTATGAGGTGCAGATCATGGATGCGGATCCGGCGGCTATGACCCTGCAATCGGATGCTGGTGTTATCACGGCGGCAGCGGCCCCGACAGAATTGCGCGTCCAGGTCGATATAGAGGCGATAGACGAATGCGTTCTGACCGGCACGCCTGCTGTTGTGCTGTCGGCCAGCCGCGATGGCGGATCTACATTTTCCACGATCACCCTGGAAGACACCACGACGATTGCGGCGGGCGGTCGGCGGATCATTCGGGGGACGGTTGATGTCAGCGGTCAGCCGAGTGGCACCGATATCGTAGTCAAAGTCGTTACGACCGATGACGGCATACTGTTTGTCCATGGCTGGACCGTGCAGGCCGATCAGACCTTAACCGTGGCATAGGAGAGAGACGATGGGTTTCAAGCAGATGGGTGGGGTGTTGTCACTGGAAAAGCGAGTTTTGCAGGAACGGCAGCGACGGTTGGCTTTGGGGTTTGATTATGACTTCGGCGATGCGCGCGGCGTGCATCGGATCGGTACGACCGATGCGGATATGGCTGGTTGGGATGAGGTCACGAAAATAGCCCAAGCACTGATCAATGGGGGGTTTGGCTCCACCACAATTGACATTGTGACAGATACCGGTCCTGCGACGGTTACGGCGGTGGAGTGGCAATCCATTCTGATTGCCGCCGGGCAGTTTCGCCAGCCGATCTGGGCTGCCAGTTTTGCGCTGCAGGCCCTGGCCGCCACGACAGGAATACCCGTCGATTTCACTGATGACAGTTACTGGACTGCCCCATGAGCGATGATTTGTGGGATGCGGCAATCAAGGAAGCGCTGGCCAGCGCGCCCAGCGATGTTGTTGTCCTGGAGACGCTGGAGCTGATCCATCCAGCCTTTGTCGATGATAGTGGCAATCCAACGGCGATCCGCGTTGTGTTGCACGAGCCGCATCTTGAGACCTGGCTGAAACAGCAGCCGGTGGCCGTCCAGGCCGTACTAGATGCGCTGGATGGGGATGTGGTCGGTCAGATCGGTCTGGTCGCCAGGCTGGAAGAGGACGCGCCGCGCAATGCCGGCGAATATGTTGCCTTCCTGTCCCTGGCGTTTCAACTGGAGCTTCCCACCGAAGACGCCGAACAGTTGCAGGAGATTGACGTCACGCTGGACAATGTTGGACGTGAAATTGTCGAACATCTGGATGCGGCCAATTTGAGCCAGCTGCCAGTCGAGGTGCGATACCGGCCCTATATCTCCTCAGACATCTCTCAGCCGCGCATGGACCCGCCCCTGATGGTCGAGCTGGGCCCGGTGGAAGTCGATGTCTTCACCGCCAAAGGCCGTGCGCGGATTTTTGATATTGGCCAGCGAGCCTTCCCGTCTGAAAGCTATACGGCCAAGAAATATCCGGGATTGGCACGATGATACAATCCCCGACACAATCGCCGCCGCGCCATAGGGCCCCAACGCGCCAAAAGACCCCGCCGCGCCATTGGGCAGAAGATCTGATTGGCATTCCCTGGGTCAGCGGCGGCACCGGCGCGCCAGCGGGTGCAGACCCGACACAGCCCGATATCGCCACCTGGGGCTTTGATTGCCGGGAGATGTTCCGCTGGGTACAGACCCATATTTATCATCGGTCGGTGCCGTATATGAGCGATGCGGATGCCACCAGCGAATTGCAGGTCCAGCGTGCCTTTAGAACCCTGATCGGCGTGTCCGGATGGGTGGAGACCAGCCAGCCCACAGATGGCGATGGCGTTATTATGGGCCCCGGCAAGGGGGCTGATCATATTGGTGTCTGGTTAGCAATCGATGGCGGCGGCGTCCTGCATTGTCCGCGCGGGCATGGCGTGGGCTTCCATTCTGCCGCCATGCTGGCCGTCCAAGGCTTCAAGATTTTAGGGTATTACACGCCCCCTGAAGGAGCGCCCGATGCAGCCTGATCCGCAAAACCTGATGGCGGGAATGCCCAGGGCTGGCGCGCATCGGGCAGGTCCCCCTAAAGCTGGGCCACGGATTGTTTTCCAGCACAACCCGTTCGAACCGTTCACCAGCCTGGAATCCTATCGATCAGCGCCCGGTCGAACCGTCGCTGAAATCCTGGAGCAGCGCGGTATTGATTTCAGCCTGCCGACTGTTTGCACGCTGAACGGCCGCCCGTTGCTGCGCGGCGCGTGGCATTTAACCGTGCCTAGACCCGATGATGTCGTGGCCTTCCTGCCCGTGCTGCAAGGCGGTGGCGGTGGCGGTGGCGGATCCAACCCGCTGCGCACTGTCCTTATGATCGCGGTGATGGTGGCGGCAATGTATTTCGCCCCGATGCTGGGCGGCGTTCTGGCGGAAGGTATTTTCGGTGCCGGTCACATCGCGTCTGGCCTGACCGTTGGCCAGTTGGCCGTGGGCAAGGCGATTGCCGGGGCTCTGATTTCCTTGGGCGGATCCATCATCGTCAATGCGCTGGTCCCGCCCCCATCGCCCGCCGCGTATAATGGAGACTTCTCTTCAGGTGCGGGCGCGCCGCCCGCCCCTTCGCCAACCTATTCGCTGCAAGGCCAGGGCAACCAGGCGCGACTGGGCCAGCCGATCCCCGTGCTGTATGGCCGTCACAAGATCGTGCCGGATTTTGCCAGCCAGGTCTGGGCGGAATTTGTCGATAACCAACAATATCTGCATATGCTGTTTGTGGTCTCACAGGGCGAGGTTGAGATCGAGAGCCGCCGCATCGGCAATACCGATATCGATAATTTCGCGGAGATTGAGGAAGAGATCATTGCGCCTGGTGAGAGCCTGACCCTGTTCGACCCCGCCATGACAACAGCGCTGGAGGTTGGCGGCCAGACGCTGGAGGGGCCCAATGAGCTGGAAGAAGCGGAAGATGGAATTGTTGGCCCATTCCCCGCGTCCAATCCGGAGACCGTGTGCAGTTCCATTCACACCGATGTGGTGCTGCCGCGCGGTCTCTATTATGCCAATGATTCCGGTGGGCTGGATAACCGCACGGTGAGCTGGAAGGTTCAGGCGCGGGAAATTGATGATGATGGCCTGGCCGTTGGCGCGGGGACCTGGACCGATCTGGCAACGGAAAGCGTCACCCTGAATACCAATACGCCACAGCGCCTGAGCTATGCGTATTCGCTGGCCGATTCCAGCCTGCCCAATGGGCGCTATGAAGTGCAGCTACAGCGCACCAACAATACGGACCTGTCGACCCGTGCGGGCGATGTTCTGGAATGGCATGGCCTGCGGGCCCGCCTGATTGAAGCGCCTGACTATGGCGATGTCACCCTGTATGCCTTGCGGGCGCGGGCAACCAACAATTTGTCCAGCCGGGCGTCGCGGGAGGTCAATCTGATCGCCACCCGGAAACTGCCCGTTTGGGACAAGGTGACCCGAACCTGGAGCGCGCCTGTTGCCACACGCTCCATCGCATGGGCTTTCGCGGATGCCGCCCGTGCACGCTATGGCGGCCGCCTGTCAGATCAACGCCTGTATCTGGACGGCCTGGCCGATCTGGATGCCGTATGGGACAGCCGGGGCGAATATTTCGATGCGGTCTTTGACAGTGTCCGGACAGTGCCCGAAGCGCTGCGTCAGATCGTGCTGCCAGGGCGTGCCGTGCCCGTCCCGCATGGCACGCGGCTGCGGGTTGTGCGCGATGGTCCGGTAACATTGCCAACGGCCCTTTTCTCCATGCGCAATATGCAAAAGGGTTCCTTCACGATCAATTACCTGATGCCGACACGAGAGACGGCCGACGCGGTGATCGTGGAATATATCAACCCGAAGACCTGGAAGCCGTCTGAAGTTGCGGTACGCTGTCTGGACGCGCCCTATCAGGCCTGGCTGACCGCTGAGGAAAAGACCGATACGGCCGCCAATCGCGCCCTCTGGGTTGGTCTGGCGGAAGAGCCCGCCCGCCTGAAGCTCTTTGGCTGTACCGGTCGGACCATGGCGCGCGATTGGGCCTGGTACACCGCGCAATGCAATGCCAAGCGTCGACGCGAAGTGTCGTTCTCAACCGAAGCAGAAGGGTTGCTGCCAGGCTATGGTGACATGGCGGCCGTCTCCCATGAATTGCCGCGCTGGGGCGAAAGTGGTGATATCACCGACTGGGTGCAGGAGGAGATCGGCGGGCTGGCCACCCTGTCTGAACAGGTGGTTTTCAGTGATGGGCCAGAGACGGGCTATATCGCGCTTGGCAACGGCATGGGTGGCTTCGTCGGGCCCTATAGCTGTGAGCCCGCCGACCCGTCGGGATCGCTGACCACTCAGAAAATCCGGATCCTGGAAGATGTCGATATCCCGACCCAATCAGACGGCCAGCCCTATACCGGTGGCCGTAAGGAGCGCACACCCTTTGCCTTTGGACCGAATGCCGATGCCTGGGCGGTCAAGGCCAAACTGCTGCGGGTTGCGCCGCGCGCCAATTGGCGCGTCGAGCTCCGCCTGATCGTCGATCATCCCGACGTCTACACCGATCCGCCGCCGGAGGTGGATTGATGCCCAAACCGCGCTTTATTAGATGTCGGTGGACCGGGCCATTGCCGAGGGCTGGTCACTTTGTGAAATCCGCGCGCGGTCGGAAGGCGTTTGAGATATGCGAGATACAGGAGCGACCAGGAAACGCCTACCCCTATCGTCTCAAGGTCATAGCCTGGCCGGTCTCTGACTTACCTGAGCATGCGGTCGTTCATCCGATCATATGGGATCGCCGAAAATGACAGTTAGCAAAGTGATTGCCTCTCGCGAAACAGGCGGGGGTCCGGGCGCGCCAACGCCCAAACCGAGGGAAGTGGTCCCCTCACTTAGAACGGCCAGAATGCGTGTCTGCGCATCCGGCCGTTGGTCGCCCCGCCACCGCTCGAGCGGCAGGGTCAGAATGGAGCAATTTGTACCATGGAGTCCAACCAAACCCGCGTGATCGATCCCGTGAAGCCCATCGCCCCCTATATCGGCGGCAAAAGGAACCTGGCCGCGCGCCTGGTCGAAAAGATTGATGCGATCCCCCACAGGACCTATTGCGAGGCCTTTGTAGGTATGGGGGGTGTGTTTTTCCGCCGAACCCGCCAACCGACCGCAGAGGTGATCAACGACCTGAATAAGGACGTGGCCAACCTGTTTAGGATCCTGCAGCGGCATTATCCTCAGTTCCGCCAGGTCATCGAATTTCAGCTGACCAGCCGCGCCGATTTTGAACGCCTGATCAAGATCGATCCAACTACGCTGACCGACCTGGAGCGCGCAGCGCGGTTTCTGTATGTTCAGCGCACCGTCTTTGGCGGCAAGGTCACCAGCCGGAATTTTGGGGTCTCACCCGCGACCGCCGCCCGCTTCGATCTGACCAAGCTGGGCCCGATGCTCCAGGACGTTCACGGCCGCTTATCGCGCGTGGTCATTGAATGCCTGCCCTATCACGAATTCATTCAACGCTATGACCGGCCGGAGACGCTGTTCTATCTCGACCCGCCCTATTGGGACTCCGAGACCGACTATGGCCGGGGAATGTTCACTAAGGATGATTTTCAGCGCCTGGCGCAGATCCTCGGCGACCTGAAAGGCCGGTTCATCCTATCGATCAACGACACGCCCCAGATCCGCGACATCTTCCAGGCCTTCGAGATGGAGGAGGCGACAACGACCTATTCAATCAACGGATCTGCCAAAGACACAGCCGCCAAGGAACTGATCATCCAGGGCGGCCGCAAATGAACAGGAGGGATTGGAATGCCTTGGCTCTATGTGCCGGATTTGGAATGCTCGAAGAAGGTGTCGGACTCGGCGTCCGATGGCTTGCCAGCAACGGCTGGATCGCCCCTGACACCGCGTTTCGACCTGTATGTTATGTCGAGCGGGAAATCACGGCGGCAGCCCGCCTCGTGGCGCGGATGGAAGAGACGCGAACCCATCATAAGGCACCTGTCTGGGACGACGTTGGATCCTTCGACGGTCACCCGTGGCGCGACCGCGTTCATTGCATCACTGCAGGTTATCCCTGTCAGCCTTTCAGCCAGGCAGGATTGCGACGCGGGAAGCGCGACGAACGGTATCTCTGGCCGGACATTGCCCGCATCATCGCAGAGGTCCAGCCTGTCGAAATCATACTCGAAAATGTCGCCGGGCACTTGTCCCTGGGCTTTCAGGAGGTCGCGACCTGCCTACAGGACATGGGCTATCGGGTTAAGGCGGGACTGTTCAGCGCGGCTGAAACAGGCGCGCGCCACGAGAGAAAACGACTCATTGTGCTGGCCAGACAGCATGGCTGGTGGATGCAGTTGGGCCACCCCGACTGTAGGCACGAACAACGGTTATGGGCAGGTCAATCCAAAGCGGCCAGGGAGGCTCCCGGATCAAGTGGTGAACTGGCCGACGCCGGCAGCACGGGACTGGCGACCGCCAAATTCCAGCGAAAGCCAGAAGCGTCGTGGACGAAACAAGGTGATCGGTCAGCAGCTGCCGAACCACGTAGCGCACTATTGGCCAACGCCGCAGACGCACGACATCGGGATCGGCAATCCAGATCGGGTCCGTGCAGGGCGCGGCGGCGGGGGGTGCCGGAACCTGACCGACGAAGCCTCGGCCTGGAATTGGCCGACGCCAACCACGTTGACCGGTGGGGCGGAGGGTCAGACCGCAAAGGCGAAACGGGGTTCCGGTGGAGCAAATCTGAAAGCATCGATCGCAGACTGGCCGACACCACGAGCCTGTTCCGGAGAGGGATCATCGGGTGCCCCCAGGACGGCCTATTACCAGGCATGGAACAAGGGATTGCACCCGATGCCGGCGCAGGGCTGTCCCTGCCACTCTTTGCTCCTGGACCTTCTGAACATGCGGCCTGGCTCTCGATCCTCGAACAGGCCAGGGATCTTGAACCCGCGATTTGTCGAGATGCTGATGGGCTGGCCGATAGGGTCGACCAACTTCACGGCCTCGGCAAAGGAGTGGTCCCGCTTCAGATCGCTTACGCTTACAGCACTCTCCACATTGCCTTTGCTGAGGAGTTCAAGCGCCATGCCGACCAATTTAGAGATTGAACGAGCCCTCTAA